ATCGTTGGTTCCCGTAAGAGTACCGTAGAATTTAACATTCAGCTTACGGTTTGATCCGATAGAAGATGGTGCATTACGCCACATGTAAGCAGCAAGAGTTGCAGTATAAGCAACCGTAGTAGTTGTTGCATTGATGGTGGTGTTCGGAAAGGCAGTATTTACACCCTTCCAATTAGCAGCATTAGTCTGAAGCAAATTCGTGAAGAGACGATTCTCATCAGCAACTGTAGCTCCTGAATTAAGGATAAGCTTAACTGTTGATTCATCGGCACCAGTACCAAACAGCGTGTTGGAATCCAGATAGACATTACTACCTGTACTTGCTCGAATATCCACGGCATTCCGCTTAAAGGAAGTACCATCAAGATTTGCTCGGGCATTTACAGCAAGGTTTACACCAAAGACACAATCTTCAATTCGACACCAGTCAACGTGACCTGTGGACAATTCCTGAATGAAGATTGCAGTTTGGCAATTGTAGAAGAAAGGACCAAGATCCTGATTTCCAGCATTCTGTGTACCAATGCTATGACGGTTCTTCTGAAGAGAACGAATGCCAGCACCATTACCAGTACCAGAAGTACCCAGAGCACCACAGGTAGTGAAGATACCACCCTTCACATCGATGTCTGAATTCTGTCCAGAAAGACCCCAATAGCAATCTGTAAAGTGGCAATTTTCAGTCTTCAAGAAACCATTATTAGCAATAGTAATACCGGAAGAAGCCGTCGTTGCACGATAGCCAACAAACTTGATATTACGAACAGTAAGAATCAGGTTTGGATTAAGACTGAAATATGCTACTGCAGCAGCATTGCTACCTTCAGTTTGGGTAACAGTTGGAACGCCCGGGTGAGCAACTTCAGGACCTTGAATTGTGATATTCAAGGCTCGTTCAGTAAATTCTGGGAAAATAACACGACCGGCATAAGTACCAGCAGAAACATTAATAGCGATCTTTTTACTTGCTGCGATAGATTGCTTAACTGCAAGATCAACTGCATACTGAACAGTTAGAAAAGGCGTACCAACTGTGAGTCCATCATTCGAGTTACTACCCGTTGATGAAACGTAATAGTTTACATCGACAAGACTTGGAATTGTCTGATAACCAATAAGCTGACTACTAACCCAAGGTCGGCTAGCTATGATATTCCAACTACCCCAAGCCGAAGCACTTACTTCCCAAATACGATATGCCAGAGGATTAGTATCATCTGTATATGGATATGCAAACTGGGTAGTTCCACCAGTACCAAAGCTATTTCGGTGAGTGACAATATGGAAGAACGATTCGCCAGTAATTCCGGGAATAGTCCAACCATCAGCTGAGGAAGCAAGGAAGTTGGTGATACCAACTTGATAAAGGGATGCTGCATCAGCCATAGCTCGAAGCCGATATGCTTTGGGATTACTCAGACTATCTACATAGGAGGTCAGAGTAACAACATCCGTAATATCCGTGCATTCAACATCATCGATATAAATCTTGTAGCCGATGACTCGCATGTTAACTGAAGACAAACGAGGACGGAACTCGGAATATCCAATCAATCCTGCACCACGATTGGGAATCGTCCAATCTGTAGTGATTTTGGTATAACTTGATGCATTCAGAGTTGGAGCTGTCTGAGATGTAATAAAAACATTAGTTCCATCTTCAGGCTTAGTCATCGTACCTGAGAACCGAATTGAATGTCCATTTTCAGCAGCTAGCTTGGCATATGCAGTCATTCGATAAGTTCGACCTTCTTGAACAGGGAAGGCTGGGAACAAATATGTCGCATCTGCCGTAGTCGAATTTGCCGTTATCTCAAGGCACTTAGAACCAGATCGAGCCTTAGATGTTACAGGATTAGTGTCACTTAGAATCGCAAGCGTACAAGTCTGAGCTGTGCCTTTAATTACTCCAGACTCGAAGGAATCATCAGCAAAGAGGTTTACTGTACCTCCGGGACCAATTACACCCTGTGGACCTCGTACAATTCCCGCATCAATCTCAGTATTATCTCGAGTTTCAAGAATCAGATTATCACCAGAAATATGCCCTCCGACAACTGTGGAGTTTTCAATCTCCAACATTCTCTCTGATGTAAAGCCGGTAATTGTAGCCATTTATACCTCCTTAAAAATTACTAACTGTAAAAGTATCTGGAATCACCACAGATGGGGCAGTGATCTTAAATTCTGTTTCACTGATAAGGGTGACTACATCATCGGGACCTGTAGCAGTCCATGTACCATCCCCATTATCAGTAACTTCTAATGTAGTCATATATCCTCTTATCCAGAACTTACAGTGTAAGTATTATCATCGAAGTAAATAGCACTATCCCAACTAATCTGGAATTCATCGGGACCAATCATAGAGACTACTTCATCGGGACCAGAAGCTGTCCATGTGCCATCTCCGTTATCCGTAATGGTTAGGGTAAACCAATCACTAGTAAATAGTGCTACCAGATCTTCTGGAGATGGTAATGATGGGGCCATTGATTCTGTACCATATAGAATATCTTCAAAAGCCCTGAGCATATATTTATTCGTTTTGGTAGAATCAATCACAAAATGCGAACTGACCCGATCACCGCCTACAGAAACCGGAAGGGTAGAAATATCCCAACTGAAATCCATCAGTTCGAGAGATTCGCCAAAGGTCTCATATTCTTTTTCAGCAGGAGCAACATAGGCATTGTAAAGAATATGAATCTTATAACCAAAGTCAGCACCTTCAACATCATTACCTGAACGAGTTCGATAAGAAAGATTAAAGGCTTGACGTTCCTGATTATCAAGAAGGAGGCCAGATCCGACTGAGGCTTGACCATCATACTTCATGAATTCGTCAGGATAAGTATATGCAGTTATCGTTGCTTCGAACTCTTCAAGCGTTGATTTGTTGTATTGTTTTACCCCATCTTGATAAATAGGGTCTGGTTCTCCTCCTGTAGGACTTTCATCCACAGAAATAAGACCATTCCAAACTACTCCCAAACCGTCTAGAGAGTACAGAACTCCTCGATCTAGACCAGTTTCAAAGTAACGTTCACCAACATTGTCCCAAGTTAGTCGGGCCATTTCTAACCTGCCGTTCCCATTTGGGCTTTACGCTGAGCATTCAAGGACCTTTGCTGAGCCTGAACTTCTCGGCGAGACATTTTCTTTGCTGGGGTATTCTTTTGATTAACAACCTTAATCAGAGTGAAGAGACGACTAAGATGCCAGTTTTCGCACTCCAGAGGAATATTTAAAGCAAACATCCAGTGATAGATGATTTCTGCTGTAATGATTTCTCGAGAAAGTCGACCCTGTCCGGGAATCTGTCGTTCATTAAACCAAGTAGCCGAATGTTTAGCCTCGATATACTCATTTATTTGTTTGACATTCTCTTCGGACAATCGATAGTAAACATCTGAATCAACATCCGGAGTTAAAGTCATTACTTGGACATAACTGTATGTCTCTTCGGAAGTTTTATTGGTTGGACCTAAGAAAGGTTTTTCCCAAATGGACTCCCATTTTGAAAGAGAGACCAGAGAATGCTCTAGGTCCATAGTAACATCTTCGAGGGTCACAAATTCTTGGATACGTTCGTCGAAGAATTCCACTCCCGGAACCGTTATAGTAAGCATTCTCTGGTCTCCTTTCTAGATTAGAACTCGAAGAGCCAGTCGTCATCCGTAACAGCCGGGAACTTGTAGCCCTGAGCCGGCGATGCGGTAACAACCGTGTCTTCCGTGATGGTGACGACGCCAGTGACAACTTCGCCATCGATCTTGTAAACCACACCAGTAACCGTCGGAATGGTGATTTCCTTGGTGGTGGAGTTGTAGGTAGGCTCAACCGGAGCAACCTCAGTAATCGTGCCACTGAAGAGTGCAATGATTTCACCCGGGGTCGGAAGCTTCGGATCAGTACCAACAGAACCGTAAAGCATAGCTTCCAATTCTTCCAGCTTGTCCGCATCAACCTTGGTGGAGTCGATGACCATCTGAGCAGTCGGCTTCAGGTTTGGCACCTCGATCGGAGTCGTGGTGATTTCCCAGCTGAAGGTGATAGCCTCAGGCGAGTCATTGATTGTGCCATATGCCTTTTCCGAAGGAGCAGCAAGGGCATTGTAGACGAGGTGGAGCTTGTAGCCGTAATCCGTATTCTCGAGATCATTACCGAGACGAGTACGGTAGCTAAGTCCGAAAGTCTTACGAGTCTGCTGAGAAACCGAGACACCCGGAACAGGCTCTGCAGAACCATCGCATTCGGCCCACTTGTCGGGGTAGGTGAAGGCTTCGATGGTGGCACCGAATTCTTCAGCCGAGATGAGGTTCAGGTACTTGATGTTATCGGCATACTGAGGATTGGCCTCAGCACCCGAGGGGCTTTCGGTGACAGTGACCAGACCATTCCATGCATAACCGTTGTCATAGACGCCGGTGCTATTGGGCAGGTACAGGACACCATGATCGACACCAGTTTCGTAAAACCGTTCGCCGACCTTGTCCCACTGAAGTGCAGTCATTATTTACTCCTCCTAGAAGTAAAGTCTGTAGACATCATGGTTAAGTTGACCCGATGCATATTTCCTATCGAAGGAACACATCGGAAGTTGAGCTATATGATCAGGGATAGCGCTATCCGGATTCTGATCAATGATAGTCAACTGATAGCGCTTCCTAATGGCATATGGCGTATTGTCTGCGAACTCCGTATCCACAAAATCCCGCTGATAAACAATAGCAGGATAAGTTAACTGGATTGAAGCCGGAGGTTGGAAATAGACCTTGGCAACCCCCGGAACTGCTTCAAGGATCGCCTGTAGCTCAAGCCGTTGGCCCATTATAAACACTCCCTAGTCGCAAAATGAGCCGAGGTGTTAGGACTTCGACATCTGTCACCATCCATCTCACCCCGGCCCATTTAACATACTTAATAGCGAAGAAGTGCTCATTTGCGTAAGCATCTGCTACGATACTAATTGAGTTGTTTACAGAGATGTCGTTATTAACTTTATCTCCATTTTCCAACCTTCGAGTATTACGCAGGATGTCACCACTGTAATTTTTATCAATGATGACATCCTGCCATACTCCGGGCGCGGTTTCTACAGTTTCGCCATATCCAACTTCACCGTAGAATCGTGCCATTTTGAAGGGCTCCTACTACGCGGTGTAAGCGTAGGTCCAGTCGTTGTCGGTACCGTGCGGGAAGCTGTAGCCGGTCGTCGGACGTGCTTCGATGTCGGTAGTGGCATCGATAACCAGCGGACCTGCAGTGAGCAGAGTCTCGGTCTCGATGTCCGTGACATCGTAGTATGCCACACCAGTCTGAGACGGAATGGTGATGGTGTTGGTCTCAGCATCGAACGTCGGAACCTGCGGAGTAACCGTGGTACCCGTGGTGCGCTTGATGACCAGAGCAGACTTCGGCTTAGTCAGAGCACCAGAGCAACGGGTTTCCATCAGGTACTTGTTCTGGTTGTAGTCGATATCGAAGTCATCGAAGTAATTGATCTCGCCACCACGGTTGGTACCGATAGTGTAGTCACCGATGTTGACGATGATTGCGAGCAGGTCAGCTTCATCTTCCATGACCTCAACTACAACGATGTCCTTGACACGCAGAACAGCGGCCAGTTCGGCAACCGTGTTGTAGATACGACGACCAAGCTTATCCTTGATCATCAGCATGTCAGTCAGAACGTCATCCGTAGTATACATGGTCGGCGAACCGGAACCCTTGTAGTACTTACGGGAACGGATGACTGCTTCGACATTCATCTCCGGAGTGGAGTTGGATGGAACCGTAACCGGGTGGGAGTACATTTCGTTGTCCCAAGCGATCGGACGAAGCTTCTCTTCGTCGATCTTGTCCTCATCGTCAGGTTCGCGACCATCGCCGATGAGGATTGCACGGGCAAGTTCCTCTTCCAGCATGAAGCGGATTTCCCACTTCAACCATGCTACCACATTGAAGTCGACGATGTCGATGATATCATCGCGGTCGAGCTTCTGCTTCTTGTAGATGGTAGTGGGGTTGGTCTCACGCTTCAGAAGCTTGATGACCTCGTCCTTCTTCAGGCTGCCCTTGACATAACCCTTGGCTCGAGCTTCCTCAGCCGTCAGGTCCATCGTCAGAGACTTGACCTTGGAGAAGGGTACGTGCTTGCAACCATCGATGACGCCAGCGACCCACTCGGTACGACGAGAGAGAAGTTCGGGCTGATCGGAGATAGCCTTGGCATCCGGGAAGAGGAGGTTGATGTCGTCAATGCCGTAACCGAGGGACTCGGCGTGAGCGAGGACAGCTTCCTTCATAGAGCCGCGCTTCTTGGCATCGAGAGTAATGGTCTCCATGTCGGCGTGGCTG